ACCTGTCACGACACAGAACAGAATCCAGCAGTAGAAGCGGGGGCGTTGCCGTTTTCTGCGGACGGCGTGCATAATCGCGCCGTCCGCAACCGACGCTCAGGCGTCATGCCGCCCACAACCGGGGTGATCCACGCATGACACCACAACTCGCGAACCAATCCTCCCCGATCGCACCGCAGGCACCACAGACGCCGCAGGCACCACGGATGATGCCCAACCCCAACGGTGGACGCCTCTCGCCGATGGTGAAGGTGCTGGGGTTGAAGGAACTGCTGGATCGCGACGCTGCCACCCCCGACGCACCGCTGTCGATCGACGGGCAGCAAGGCCTGACGGCGCTGGCCGGCCACATTCGCCACGCCTGGGGCAACAACAAGCTCGCCAAGCAACGGATCGACCTGAAGCTGCTTGCGTGCCTGCGAGCCCGTCGCGGGGTCTACGGCGCGGCCGACATCGCGGCCTCGAGCACCAGCGGCATGAACCTTGTCTGGGCTGACCTGACCGAGACGAAGTGCCGCGCAGCATCAGCGTGGATTCGCGAGATCGTGCTGCCGGTCGGCGAACAGCCGTGGGGTGTCGACCCGACGCCGATCCCCGAGTTGCCGCGCAAGCTCCAGGAATCGATCGTCCAGAAGGCAATCATGCAGGCGCAAGGCGCGATGCAGCAGGCCGCCGAGGCGGGCGGCGGCGTCATGACGAAAGACGAGTTCCGTGATCTCGCCGTGCAGATCGGCGACAAGCTGCGTGACGAGGCTGAAGAGGCGGTTACGAAGGAAGCCGCCAAGCGCGCGAAGCGCATGGAACGACAGATCGCCGATCGGCTCGCCCAGGGCGATTACGAAAAAGCGATGGACGCGTTCGTCGAGGACTTCGTGACCTACCCGGCTGCTCTCCTCAAAGGACCGATCTACAAACGACACAAGACGCTCACCTGGGGCGCCGGTTGGAAGCCGATGGTCGCGGATAACCCGGCGCAAAGCTGGGAGCGCGTGTCGCCGTTCGACGTGTACCCGTCGCCCAACAGTTCGACGCCGCAACACGGCGACTTCATCGAACGAATCCGCTTCCAACGTGCAGAACTTCACGACCTGAAGGGGTTGCCGGGCTACAAGGACGATCAGATCGATGGCGCGCTGCTCGACTACTCGAACGGTCACCTCGAGGGGTGGCTCTGGACCGAGGCCGAGCGCCAGCGGCTCGAGCAGGAATCGCTCTATATGTGGATTTCGCCGCCCGGCGTGATCGACGCCCTGAGCTACTGGGGCTCGGTGCCGGGCTGGAAGCTGATGTCGTGGGGCATCACGGGCGAAGACGGCAAGCTGCTCGAGGAAACGCGCGAGTACGAGTGCAACGTGCTCCTGTGCGGGCGCTACGTGCTCTACGCCGCGCTGAACACGAGCCCGCTGGGCACGCGCCCTTACCGCAAGGCGTGCTACGACGAGATGCCCGGCGCGTTCTGGGGCCGCTCGATCCCCGACCTGTGCATGACGAGCCAGAAGATGTGCAACGGCATCGCCAGCGCGCTCGCCGACAACATCGCGATGGCGAGTGGGCCGATGCTCTGGGTGCACGCGGACCGGCTCGCAGACGGCGAGGACACGATGAGTGTCTTCCCCTGGCGCGTGTTCCAACTCAAGAGCGATGCCTCGCAAGGCGTCAACCCCGGGATCGGCACGTTCAACATCACGATGAACGCCGACATCCTGATGGCGACGTACGAGAAGTGGGAGATTCGCGCAGACGACGCCACCGGCATCCCTCGCTACACCTACGGCAACGAGCGCGCTGGCGGCAGCGCCGACACCGCGACCGGCCTGAGCATGCTCATGAACAACGCGGCCAAGGGGCTGCGCCGCGCGATCGGCAACGTCGACCTGAACGTGATCTCGCCGACGATCTACGACACGTTCATCAACGAGATGATCTACAACAAGGATCAGTCGATCAAGGGCGACAACATCATCGTGCCGCGCGGCGCGGCCGCGATCCTGATCAAAGAATCGGCGCAGCAGCGCCGCCTGCAGTTCCTGACGCTGACGACGGGCAACCCGATCCTGGCGCAACTGCTCGGGCCGAAGTACATCATGAACATCGTGCGCGACGTCGCGACCGCGATGGAGTTGCCGGAAGACTCGGTGCCGGGCCCGGAGGAAGTCGAGCAGAAGGCCCAGGCCGATGCGAAGGCCGCCGAGGACGCACAGAAGCAGCAGATGGCAATGATCCAGGCCCAGGAGCAGGCGAAGGTGCAGGGCCAGTTGCAGATTCAGAACGCCAGCGTGATCACCGACATCGTGAAGCAGGCTGTCGAGGCCTCGATGGGCGCGATGCTCGGCCAAGACGAAGAGGGCGGCGAGAAGAAGCCAGCGGCGAAGAAGGAAGAGTGACGTGGCGACGATTCAATTCACCTTCGTCTCCGTTTGCGCGGGCGGGGATCATCTGCGCGTGAACGTCAACGTCGATGGCACGGCGCTGAACAACCTCGCCTTGAATGCCGATGAAGTCCTGACGCAGATCGTGGCCGACGAAGCGCCGAGACTGGCGACGGACATCCTGCGGATCAGGATGAAGGGCAAGACTCGAGCACAGGCCCGAGCCGACCTTCAGGCCGGTTTCACCATCACGATCTGATCATGGCGCTGATCCAACTCCCCTATGCGCCGCCGATGTATGACTTCTTCCTGACGTCGGCTCAGGCAGTTCCGGCATTGGTTTCGACACTCCTTATCGATGCGTCGGCAGAGAAATGTGCATTCGTCGGCAGCATCTGGCACCCGACGATCAAGACAGGGACCATTGCGATTCGCAAGGTGCTGTTTCGCACAGGTGCTTTGTCGCTTGGGGCGAATAGCCAGATTCGGGTCAGCCTGCAGGACGTGAGCGCAACGGCGGGGCCGCCGTACCAACCGGACGGGGGCCAAGATCAGTTCTACGACTTCAAGACGGCAACCACAACGCTGAGTGCATCGACGTGGAGCACGACGGGGAATCTGAGTGCCGATCGAACCGTCGATCTCGCTGTATCTGGCCCTGGTGTCGCGAATTCTCGTCTGGTTGCGGTCGTCTTCGAGTACCAAGCCTTTACGGCAGCCGATTCGCTCGTCATTGCTGGCTTCAACACGTCTCAACTAAGTCTGGTTGGCGGGTCTTTGCTTAACGTTGCGAGTTGGGCACAACAGGCGGCGATTGCTCCGATCGTCGCCTTTGAGCTTTCCGATGGTACGAACGCGTTCATGCTGCCGGGCTGCCCGTGGAGCGGGGTGGGCACCGTCTCTGTCGGAAACGCTGCCGCGATTCGCCGCGCAGGTGTCAGATTTCGGTTCCCCGTCACCTGTTCGATCGACCGCATCTCTCTTTCAGTCGTGCTACCAAACGGTGCTGATGGAACGCTGACCCTCTACGATACAAACGGGACGACGGTACTTCGGTCGATGGCTATCGACAACGACGCGGTGCGGTCTGCGGCTGCGCCCAATTACGCGGACTTCCAGTTTGAGCCAGTGACCCTTCTCGCCAACACGTTCTACCGGGCGGCATTCGTCTCCACGACGTCGACCACTGCGACTGTTCCGTTCGTGAACGCGAACAGCGCAGCGTTGACGGAGGGCGGGATGTACGGGCAAAACGCCTTCTGGACCCAGCACGACGGCAGCAACTGGGACGACTCGATCACTGCGCGGCGACCCGGCTTCAGCATCGGTATTAACAGTGTGAATAACGATTCGATCGTGGTGAACAGCGGAATGACAGGGGGCATGCGTGGCTAAACTCAACCGGCTAAACGGGTCCACCTCCGTCATCTTTCGGATCGTCATCCAAGACGCGCTGTCGACCACGGGCGGGGGCAAGACAGGACTGACGGAAGCGTCGTCCGGCATGATCATCGCCACGATCACCGACAACGAGGCGGCCACTACGCGCTACCGCGCAAGCTCGAGCGAGATCGAGACGATTTCGACTCTCGGCACGTACGCTGCTCCGACTAGCGGCAAGTGTCGGTTCAAGGAAGTCGACTCGGTGAACCACCCGGGTATGTACGAAATTCAGTTGGCCGATGCCCGCTGGGCGGTATCGAGCGCGAAAATCCTCTACGTGACGGTAGCGGGAGCGGCCGACGCGGTGCCGATCAACAGCGAGTTCCAGATCGACCCCGTGCCGGCCGATGTGCGGCAGTGGCTCGGCACCACCGTGTCGACCCCGACCGTGGCTGGCGTGCCGAACGTCAACGTGAAGACGTGGAACGACCTGACAACGGTCGAGCTTCCGCTCGTCCCGACGACAGCCGGTCGCAAGCTCGACGTGTCGACAGGCGGCGAGGCCGGTGTCGACTGGGCGAACGTCGGCGGCCAAGGCACTACCGTCAACCTGAGTGCGACAACGATCGCCGCGGTGAGCGGTGCCGTAGGCTCGGTCGTGGCTCGGGTCGACGCGAACATCACGCACGTTATCGATGATCCGGTTCAACAGAACGGCTCGAGCACGACGAACTGGGGCGGAGTGCCGTGAGCGGCGCCTGGGCTTCGGGAGCCTGGGCACTCGGAGCTTGGGCCGGCACTGCATGGGCGGAAGG